AGATACACTATTGTTAAGCACACCATTTCTATAAACCTTTAGCGTAGTTCCATCGTGTGTAGCTACAATATGAGTCCATTCATCTTCAGGAATAGAAAAACCAGTAAAATTATTGTCGTTACTCTGACCTACTAGATATAATGTACCACCTGTAGGCACTAAGATTCCAAATCTTTGGTTGGAAGAAGCACCACTACCTATTTCTAAAAGGCTTTGTGTGGTTGATTTATATTTACGATAAACCCATACTTCTAAACTACGAGCTTCGTCTCCTGTTGGTAGATATCCAGTATTTAATCCCTGTACATAACTAGCGCCATCAAAGTTATAAGCACCTAATGCACGAGGTTTAGAGATAGTGTTACCAAACACGTCTTTACCAGCTGTTGAGCCTTCTTGTATTAGAACAGGAGATGTGTGAATATTAGCAAATGTAGGAACGTATGTTCCAACAGATGTTGATATTTGAGTCTGTAATCCAAACATATAAAGTCCAGATACTCCATCCCCAGAAAAGCTTGTGCTTGTTGTTATATTGCTTACAAAGAAATTTACGTTAGTTGAAAATGACGTTGTTGCTTGGGCAATTGTGTAGCATTTATACCATCCATTTGGATAAGCCTCAATTCCATAATCGTATGGTACGCCTCCTGTTGGTGTAGCAGTTCCTTCTTGCAGGTCAAATAAAACTTCAGCACCATTGCTACCTGTCCAGTTTGTGTAACCGCTAAAACTTAGAAATGCATATCTATATCCGTTTGATTTAAACCAAGCTGACGCTACATAGTAACTTCCATTTGCAACAGGGTATCCACCATCTTGAATCAGGTGAATTGCGCTTGTTGTTGATGGAACTACATTGAATACACCATTAGTTCCACCTAGTGGATTGTCAGTGTAGACCTCTGAAGCCGTTACACCATTTTTAGTCCAGGCGCTTTGTGTTAAATCCTCACTATACTCACTTCGGTTTGTCGCTTTATTCCAATCCATCAAAGCGGTCTGAGGTAATGGCTCTGGAAGTTTGTTTACCCAAGTAGCACCATTGATAGTACCATTATAGAAGTTAGGCACAACTTCCTTAACAGATACATTGTCTACAGTAGCTGATGAGTTAGTAGTCCATCCGTGTTTAAACTTTAGACTACTGCTACCGCTTCCGTAGTACATATCGTATACAAACGTACCATTACCTAAAGGAACAGCTTGTTGTGTATCTCCTAGGTTTACAAAGATGTTGAATGCTGTTGAGGTGTAGTCAAACTTGACTCGGTAGAACTTGCCTACCTCTAAGTCTAGCGGTTGCTCTACAAATGATCCTGATAATGGAGCGTTAGTCCATATAGCCTTGCCTCCTGCAATCTCTACGGTAGAGGAATCTGTAGTTCCCCACTTCTGACAAGTCTCGTCAAACCCTGCGTTAGAGATAAGCTCTGTGCCTATAGCGTTTGCGTTTGCATTGTGTAAAACATATCCAGAACCCTCCGTCATTGGTAGGTGCATAAATAAACTTGTATTAGCAACTCCAGTGGGAACTACTAATTCTGGATTATTGTATAATTCTTTTATTTGACTAGCGGTTAACGCTAAATTAAAAGCTTTAAAATCAGACATATCACCACCCCACAGCCTTGACTCATAAGTAGAATCACCAAGCTTCATATTGGTTGTTACAGAGAATGTTTCTGATACACTTGCTGAGTAAAAAAGCTCACCGTTATAATATATAGATGCTGTTGTTCCATCGTAAGTAAACGCTAAAAACATCCATTTACCAGACTCATTAAACGATGTATAAACATCTGTATCATTTAACTGATAAAAAATATTACCGCCATTTGTAAGCAATGCTCTTACACCATCATCATTTGCGTCTCTATTATCAAATAAACAATCATCATTGCTTGCGCTATCTCGGTAATACCATCCAAGGTAAGTGTGTTTATTAAACATTAATGGAGAAGACACCTCTACGTAATCATTCACCCCATCAAAGCTTAACCCCTTACCAGAGTATATAGAAGCTCTATTAGAACCTAAGTCTGAACCATCCGTTGTTCTTGGAAGAACTGGTTTGTTATGTGTTACGCTAGATACCGCCATTAGTTTGCTGTTCCGTTATAGTTACCGTGAGAGTCAGGGACTGTACTTCCACTAATATCATCTAATGCATACCAAGATACTAATCCTTTAGTCTCTGACGCATTAAGCTCATCGTATGACTTGTTCATTACTGAGCGTACCTCTGAAGCTGATAAGGCTCTTGACCAAAAAGCAACATTACATAAATATCCTGGGTAATTATTTAATGTATTATACCTAGCACCTATAAATGTTTGCGTTGGTGTACTATTCCAATTTGCTGAAGACGGTGATGTGGTATTTTCATTTTGAAAATTACCATTATGGTAAATCTTAGTGCCTGAAGAATCCCAAGTAAGCATAATGTGATTCCAGCTAAAGTCATTAGCGTAAGACCCAAATGAAACACGATATTCACTACCTAAATAAAATCCGTGCAAACCATCAAGAATCATTCTAAAGTCATCAGCACTAGCTCCAGAAGACACTACATCATATAAATTAGATCCATTTCCATTTGTTGAATACCAATAGGAAACACTACCAGCTTCTGGGTCAATGGCAAATGGAGCGGTAATGTAATTGCTACTTCCATTAAAATATCCACTACCTTCACTAGGACTCTTCAACGCTTCTACGCTAGGGCTTAGATCAACGACAGAGCCACCAACCTTTGTTACATAGCTGGCAGCACTCGTTATCGCCTGTGCAATAGTTTCCCCAGCCTTTAATGCTTGGGCAAGTAAATAACCTAAATACGGCATTAGCCTATTCTTTGAATGATTACTCTATACTCTGTTCCAATACCAGCACCAAATCGCAAAGTAACGGTATTTGTATCTGTAGCCTCTACATCACACATTACATATGCAAATGGAGAGCTTGTTTCTCTTAGTTGTACAACTACATCTCGGCTTCCTAAGTTGTGCGTTACCGTTACGCTAGCCGCAGCTGTAATATCCGAAGCGTAGCCTTTGCTATCGTAGTGAGCCTCAAGAGCCGCAGGAGTGACAGCACGTGTAGTATCCGTCCCTGCAATAGCTTCAGCATCAGTAGCTAACTCTACAACCCCTTTATTAGTAGCACTAGCTTCTTCAGCTGCGATAGTTACTGTTGATCCGCTACCTGAAGTATTGATACCTTCACCTGCTGCAATAGTAAGCTCACCCGCAGAAGGACTAGCGCTACCGCTTTCCGTATCAATGTTAATCAAGTCTAAGATATCCGAAGCGTCAACCTTCTTAACGACACCTGAGTCTGAAACCAACAGCTGATTAGTATCCGCAGCAGTGATATCATCAATGCTACCGATATGTAACTTCTGGTCTACCGTACTCCAGTAGTCTGAGCCTTCGTCCCAGATAAACTGTACGTTAGACTCAGTACCACGCTCAATCTCAATACCTGCGTCCTGTGAAGGAGCAGCATCACCTGCGAGGTTACTATTCAATAGAATAATATTATCCGCTAAGTTGATGGTTTCCGTATTGACTGTAGTCGTTGTACCAGTTACAGTAAGGTCAGCAGTAATGGTTACCGTAGTACCATCGTCCGTGATGCTTGAGTCTGTAAACTGACCGTTCCCATTATCCCACTTTAGGATGGTGTTGTTGGTGAAGTTAGCGTTGTTCTTTAACGCTAGAGACACAGCTCCGTCAGTACCACCACCAGATAAACCAGTGGAAGCAGTAACAGCTGTGATATCCCCCTTCATACTTTGCCATACAGGACCAACTTCATTAATACACACATACACCTCGGTAGAGGTAGTGTCGTAGTAGATCTGACCCTCCTTAGGATTAGAAGGTGCTGAAGCAAGATTATGAACGACTACGTTCTGAATCTCGTTCTTACTGAGGTTTATACTTGATAGGTACTTAATCGCCATAATTAGTTAAAATATGCTTTGCCTGAGAACGCTCCGACAAAAGTTAGGGTTACTGTGTTATCGTCTATATATCTAATTTCTCCGTGTACTACATCATCCGCTGAGTCTACCACCACTACTGCTGGACGCTTACCCAAATTGTGAGAAGCTGTCCATTCCGCAGAAGGAGTATCCTGCACGTGAACGTAGTTCTTATCACCACCACCCTTGAGACCACGAATGTCAATCTGGTTCTCTACAGGTTGCTTGATGACCGTGCTTTTATTGTAACCACTTTGTGTGATGGTTACACTAATGCTCTCTTGGTTTTTTACGGTTATATTACTCACTTACGTCTTCGTTCACTTTAAAGATTCCGTACATCCAAGTAATGACTGTAGCACCTTGAGAGGACTGTAGGTCATACACATAAATACCACCCTCTATCGTAGCCATCGTAGCAGAAGAGGCGGTAATAGTTAGCAGTCCGTTGTTATCTCCTGTGAAACCAAAGTCATTCGCACTATCGTCATTAGAGTCTCCATCAAGCAATGCTGACCCAGATGTGTCTGACTCACGAACCTGCATCATCCACTCGTAACCATCCGAGAGATCAATGGCAACTCCTTCTTCATCTTTAAATGTTAGTTCTAGGGTAAAGCTGTCCCCACGTCTTGTGGTGATGTCTACTCTGTTTGCTATGTCTAAGTTTATGCTGGTTGCCATATTGCAAATTTACTAAATCATTGATTACCAATAAGTTCCATCAGGTCATCAGAATCATCTTCTAACTCTCCTCTCTGTCCTTGACGCTGAGAGATCATCTTGGACTGTTCAACAGCTTGCTTCTTAACACGCTCGTCTTTACGATCTTCCTTCATATCCTCAAGATTCTTTCTGAAAGACATGTCTTGCATTTTAGACTGCTGACCAGCCTGAACCTTGATAGACTCTAACTGACCCTTGAGCTGGTATTCTAATTGCATGAGCTGAGCCTTGGCCTGGGTTTCTGCCTGGATCTCTGCTAGTTTAGACTGAGTCTGAGCTTGAAGCTCTTGAAGCTTACCCTGTGAGGCGGCAGCTGCAGTCTGTTGGTTCATCTGTGCTTGCATCTGAGAGTTCTGCTGAGCAATCTGTTGCTGCAAACGAATACGCTTCTTGCGTCTGATAATTAACAATCGTTCTGCCTGATCTACATCTTTAAGCTGTCGGATGGCAATAGCGTCTTCTAAGTCTAACTCTTTTTGTGCTAGGGCTATCTGAATGTTTTGCTCTAGGTAGGCTTTCTCAGTTTCGTCCATCTCAGTCTGAACCTTAACACCGAAATTGTACATAGGTAGATCACCAAACGAGGACAATACCTCCATGTTAGACTTACCGATAGCACGCTCATATGCCTTAAACAACACAGACTCCTTAGGCAGAATTTGCAAACATTTTACAATGTCCTCACAGATTCTAGAGTAAAGATAAATGGCTGCGTTTGTTATATCATAAATAGCGTTGTTACCAGCGGAAAGAGCTTGCTGACGTACACCAACGAGTTGTTCGCCTTTCGGAGATGTTCCGTCCATTACCTCGTTAATGCCCGTAGTATCACGGATAAGACGGAGATTATGGTTGTAGATACCAATAAGCTCGTTGATATTCCTAATGCTATTGTCCAGAGAACGTACTGGAGGGTTCTGGAATCCACCTTCCGGATTCTTTGAACGATAGTAGAATACACCTGTTTGTTCATAGATGTCTTGTATATCTAGAGGCTGTAGGTCCCCTCCTTTTCCTAGTTGTACGTTTTCTAAACCTTCAATGTCTACAATCAAACCATCAGGCTTTGCCTTTGCGATAGCTTGTTGTAGTTTGAGGTGAGATAGCTGCAGTTGATCTGCAAAACCAATAACAGAACCCACTAAAGACTTAGGCATCATTCTACGTAAGTTCGTAGCAATCACAGAGTATGATAGTCTAGCTCTTGTAAGGTCGTGGGCATTTTTAGGGATATTTCTTTTCTGTCCGTAGTCGTACATGTAGTCTGTACCCACAATGTAATTACCTCCGAAGACAGTCTGAATATTCATGGACTTAGGCTTTCTGTCATAAACAGACTCCTTAGGTGGAGAGTAGTCAAACCCTTTGTAGTAGAAGTTTGAGTTTCCAAATCTAGACTCCTTCTCTTCAAACATCATGTCATCCGTAGAAAGGAATTCAAAGCTCATCACCTCAACGATAAACTCATCGTATCCGTATGTAGTGCGATCAAGCGTTTCATCGTAGTATTTATAGGATAGCTTATCAGCACGGTTCTGGTATTTGTTCTTTACCTTCTGAGCGATTTTTTCATATTGCTCTTCTGTAAGCTCATCGCCAGCGATACGTTTAAGCTCTGAAATACTAATTTTCTTGACGTGTCCTGCGTATATAAGGTCGCTAAATGTAGGATCTTCGGTGTAACTGTGAAAGAAGAATGCTGGGTCGATGTACTCTTCTGTGATTCCATAATTCGGGTCGTTGTTTCTCTTCACAACACCCATACCACAGGTTACCAAATCGGTAACTGCTCTACGATAAACACGTTGATCAAAGTCATTCCACTCTAGCGTCATGTTTGTACCAACCTGAGCGGCTACCTCAGCAGCTGTCTTAATATTGGTGTCCATGAAGATCTCAGCCTCTTCTGGTGTCTCAGGTATATTCCGTGTATCTGTTCCTGTGTCAACACCCTGCATGTTAAGAGACTCGATCAACTGCTTATTCTTGACCTCAAACATTTTTTCGGCACGCTTACGGTCTTTTTCAGACTGAGATAGCGGGTCAATAGCTCTTACATTTGGATAAGGCTTTCTAGATAGAATGTTATTTACAACAATCTTTACAAATTTGGGAACGATAGGTACTGGAGACCAGTCAAGGTTCAACAGCGTACCGTCACCGTTGTTTGGATCAAGTGAGTTAAGAATCTGTTTATAGATAGAAGTATCTTGCGTACCGTTTGCATAGTCACGGTTAGTTTCAAAATCTTTAAGTCTACGTCTGAATAAACTTCGCTCATCGTCAGAATGACCCCATTGCTTTTCAATAGCCTGGGCATATTTTAATCCGTAAGACTTAGATGTCTTTTTTGAATAGTGTGCAAATGGATCAGGGAAATTACCGTACTTCCCTTTGTCGTTGTTATTATCGTACATATAGCGTTTCGCAGAATACTTCCTTGCAAATATACGAAATTAAAGCACTGCGAATCAGCGTCTTATCTCCTTGGTATATCTGCGAAAAAAACGCTTGTCGTCAAAGTTAGACTGGGCCTTTTCGGTCTTTACTTTTTGAGCTGCAAGTAGCGCTAGTCCAGAGCTAATGGTAAGGTCAAACTTGGTACGATTATCTATCTTATATCCAATCCAATCTTCTAGTGTTCTGTTAAGGTACATCTTACCCATCTCACCTGTCTCAGAGTTGATCCCTACGTGTTCTTCTATAAACGCTTCAATGGCATGAGCGTGTGCCTGAATGACATCTTGAGAGTTAGAAGGGATACCACGAGTCTTTACGTTTACAGACCCAGGTGTCTTTAAGTGATCTGGACGCTTCATCACATATTCTTCGTAACCCCTTGACTCAAAATATCTTACGATGCCATACTTGTTGTTCTCTATTAAAAGTGGATATCCGTAAAAAACTGCAGCCATTAATACATCCTCATAGAAGATACGTGCTAATGGAGGGCGTGAGGCATATTCAGCGACAAACATATTTGCTGGTGCTGCCATGCTAAACTTATTATATAAGTGACAGGCTCCCTTAGACCCACGGTTATCTGTAGTAGAGTCTAGGTCATAACTATCCACCCCACCAACACCAATATGATCGTTTGCAGGATGTTTTTTATTGTACTTAATTACGTACTTATTACGGTCCTCAGGCTTAGGCATCCAGGCTACTCGCCACCTACCGTTTTGATCCGGGTTAAAAACAACTTCCTTATCGCTAACTCCTTCCTTCCATGCGAAGTTTCCACGTACCACTGGATTTGGATACAGCTCCTGGTTATGCTCTATCTGCTCGTATATCTTTCCGATGTTGAACGTAGAACCTTCAATACTGTCTCGCATTGCTTCTTCTACGCTGAATGGAAACTGTCGGATGAATTCGTTTAGCTCCCTTGCATCGTGCTTCAGTGCTTCTCTTTCATTCTTGAGGTACGTCTTTGCACCGATGTCTACGAAGTCCCCGTCAATCGTTTTAACAGGCTTTTCAGGGTCTTCCACAATAGGGTTTCCATACTCATCAAAGAACCCTTCAAGTGCTTCGTATGCAGGAATAAAAAGTCTATATAGTCCTGTCTTCGTCCTTCCATTGGCGTTTCTATCTTCTGGATCTGAGTCCCTCCATATTTCTTTATACTGATTACCGCCCTTGTCCATGGGGTTTACTGTAGACCCCACTAGAGCTTTTCCGATTATCTTTCTACCTACAATGAGACAAGTACGTTCAATACGCCACGCTTCTCGTATATCAGTAGGCTTTTCCCATTTACCTGCCTCATCCAAGTATAGGATGTGGAGCTTCTCACCATCGTATGCGTTGTTAGTGGTGTTCTTCCAGTTAATGATTGTATTAAGTGCCTCACCTTTACTAGATGTTTTGTTGTTTTTTGTGATACGCTTACTAGGCTCACGGAATGCAAGCTCCATGCGTGGGTTGGTAGTACCATCCTGAATAGGTTTGAAGAAGAATGGGTAGGACTGAAACATAGGCACTACCTTCTTCATAAATATGTTTTCCTGTGCATCCTTACCCGTCTTAGACTGTATACCCAACAGCTTGTCTTTTACTTGTGTTCCCTCATCTACTAGTATAGCAGCAGACATATTCGTATATCCAGAACGTCTACACTTTGTGTACATCTGACCTATAGATCTTGGGTCAGACTCACACGCTGCGAAGTGAATAAACAGTCTGCGCTGGAATTCTAAGTAGTCGGCATAGCCAATGTCCATCTTGCTCCACTGGAGCATCATATAGTGTCGCCCTGTAATGTAGACACGCTCACCATTATTCCAGAACCAAACACCTTCACGCCTACGCTTAAACTCCTGCTCGATATACGGAGAAAAGCGTTTTTTGAATTCGGAAGGCATTTCATACCACTCATCCATACTGCGAATCCTACGCAGCTCTTCTGGCACAGGAAGTCTTCTCCACATTTGCAGATGTACAGGCCTTTCATTATTGAGTATGTATTCGTCTTTAGGAGCTTTGGGAAGCTGAATGTTAAGCCCACCGATTTCAATGACCTCTCCATCCGTATCGTTGGGACATATGTTGACAACGTACTCATCATACCCTTTAACTTTTTTAAGTCCTGCCATTCCATTTTATTTTATTCCCAATAAAGAAATCTCCATTTACTTTGAGAATCGCTCTGCGAATCCTCCAGAGTAGTCTTTTTCTTCCTCAATTCCACCTGTCTCTTTGAGTTCTCTGACCATTTGTTCAAGTCGCTGGTACTCGATGAGTAATTCTTTGGCATCTGTTGCTGTTTGTTTAATACTTTGTAGTTCAGCCTTACGCTGTGATCCAGACAGTTCTGCATCTACAGGTTTTCTGATTTCATCAATCATATTATTGATGGCTATCTCCATAGAAGCTAGTAGTCTAGTAGAGGCCTCAACAGTAGTGAATTTACTTTTCTTCCTTGACATAGACTAATTCTGTTGTTCTCATACGGTAGACCTTTGTGCCGTCCATAAGTTCCATCTCGTATTCTGAATTTTTCGTGTAACCCACCATATCACCAGGCTTCGCTCCAATCCATTCTGAATCTGGGGGTAAGCACAGAAGTTGTCCTTCCAGTTCAGGTTCTTTGGCGAGGCTAAGAACAATGCCAGAAGCACTTGTTTCCTCTTTCGGTTTATCGGGTGGTAAGACAAAACACCAATCGCCAAGCATAGTAATATCACCATCTTTATCTTCGTATGCGATAGCGTGGTTGCCATATCCTCCCAGGGAGTCATAATTAACCAGGTATGTGTCTTCTCCAAGGTCATATACTTTTTCCATTACTACGTGGTGATGGAAGTACAGCGTACCACCTTCACAATTCTCTAACGGGCAATTTTTAGGACAGCCTAAAATCTCCCCATAATTGAACCTATGTTCAAACTCGTTAAACTTGGTTACAAGCTTTAAAGTTGTCTCATCGGACAACTTTATCTCGTCTTTAAACTTCTTGGGTAGTTTTACTAGGAACTGATGCAACGGCTTCATATCAGTCAAAGTTTAGATCGTACTCTAGAATACAAGGCATATCATCTATAGACTTCCATAGCATAGTACCTTCTTCATTCTCAATGTAAATGAGATACCGTTTTTTAGAGAACTTGTGTAAATGCGCCTCGTCTTCAGCAATTGCGACTACTTTTCCTGAACCTGCTCGCATACCTACGTAGTATGCCATAGCATCTTTCGGGTCACGCCCGATGATAATCTTTCTAATCATTTTAATTCAATTGTAAAGAGAATAGGGTTTAGTTTATGTCCCCGTCTCTTCGTGATAAGTTAATCCAATAGTCTATGCTTGATGGATTCGGTTTTTCTTCCTCTTCCACTTGCATGCGGTACGCCTCTACACAGTATGATAGCATATCGTCTAGCTCGTCCTCATCAGCTACAGAGAATGACGATAACAGACTCATGTTAGCACGCTCGTCTCCGTCTTCATCAACGTAGGAATTGTCTATATCCACAAATCCAACAGCTAGGCACGATAAAAACTCGCTCTCAAGCCCGTGTTTCTTTACTACCTCGTTAATAGCTAGCAATAGATCTTGAATTTCTAGAATACAGTCTTTTTGTTTTTCAGTCATATTATAGTATGTCGCCAGTTTCTTTGACAACGAATTTAAATTGAGATTGTGCAGATAGTGCGATACCTCCGGTAGTAGATGACACCTGAATTCTAAGTCTTTCGTCATCGCCAACCATAAACACACCCCAGAACGAGTCTATATATGACCCTGTGGTTGATTTGGTTCGGGTAGCGGACTTAACATCGATCCAAGTTGAACCGTTCCATTTCTGGAGTGTATAGGTAATGCTTGAATTGTTAGTAGACACCTCCGTTGTAGCAGACATATCTACGAATACAGGAACTGAGGCACCAGAGATGTTCTGAATGTACTCACCATTTACTGAGTCTAGCTCTAATTTAGCTGGCGCATTACCAAAATGGAAGCTCGTAGAGTCTACAGTATTTGTAGGCGTGTTAAAAGCTACGATGTCTGAGTCATTGGCATTCGCTAGACTATGTGCTGATGGGTTGGTTCCGATGAAGGTCTCTTCAAATACACCGTACTGAGAAGAAAATGCGTTGCTTGTTAGCTCACGACTTACCACATTGTTGTTTGAGTCTAAGAATAGACCTGTAAGCTCTGTTGTAGACGTTGATGGAGCTGCAGAAAACGATAATGCATCCACTTCAACAGTATCTGTGGATAGTTTAATCGCTGTGGCAACCCCTGCACCGTCCTCTACAGACTTGAGTGTTGTTGTTGCCCCATTTGTTGTTAGCTTTAATAGGGATTCGTAGGTGTCCTTGACTTTATTTCCTGAAAGAGTTGCCATTTGAGTATCTTTGTATTCTATGCAAATTTAATAAAAATGGCGAAGCGATCCAGAAAAGGTATGTTCAGAGACTTCATGATGGAAGACTCGGACAAGATAGGACGTACCTACCTAAAATACAGTAGATTAGTGATGCGTGATATGTCTACGCATTATGAGATCAATGAGTCACAGATGAACTTCCTACTTTTCTTTTACGACTACAAATTCTTTACGTTAGACAAAGCATCTGAGGATTATTTCTACAGCAAGAAAAAGATCGGTGAGAGAATTATATATCCACTACTAAACCTTGGATACATATATAAGTATTACGATAAGCTTGCACCGTCTACATATGAAGAAGCTGTATTTAGAGAGAGCAAGATGACTTATAGAGTTAGGTATGCCATCACACAAAAGGCGAGGCTGTTGGTGCAGAGGTATTACCGCAAGTTAGAGGGGGAGGAACAGATTAATGTGCCGACTTAACCTTGAATGGTGCTTCTAGGGATGCACCTTCATGAGGAACGAACTTCCCCTTGTGTGGCATAAGGTAATGGCGACCCCCTTCAGACATCCAGTGATATCCAGAGGGAGCCTTGACCATTATTTTATTTTTCTTAGCCTTCATTACTTTTTCTTACGAAGCATCATGAAGTCAGCACCTGTGATCTTACCGTCCTTGTTAGCGTCAAGCTTCAACTGTCCGCCTTTTAAGTACTTCATCATACCACCCTTCTTAAAGCTGTCCAGGTACTTCTCAGCAATCTTAGTAGCCTGCTCTTCAGTAGCTCCCTCTTTAATTGCCTGACGGTATGCACGATCCGCTTCCTTACGTTTCTTTAGGTACGCACGCTCTCCACGTCTCTCTTCCATCTCCTCTTTAGTAGGATACTTATACCCAGGAGGTTTCGGTGGTCCATATACAGGTTTCTTCTGCGGTGGGTTTACTGGTCCTCCCTTTTCGTACTTCTTAGCTTTCATTTTTTAGATCTGTTTCTTTTTGCTTTCATAAATCTACGTTCGGTATGGTCGTAGTCTAACCCATCACCATTACCATCGGTACCCGCCTCACGGTTCTTACGCAAGAGAAAAGCCCTATACAGCTTCTTTCTCTTCTTCTTATTCTCCTTACGTTGCCAGCGTCTACGCTTCTCTGCAGCTTCAGGATTATTCTTGTAATATTCAGAGGTCTTACTCGCCATAGCACAAAGATAACAACTATTTGAATACCAGTAAGTTAAGATATGGACTTAAAGCTTTACTTTAACTCTAGATAAGCATATACACAATATGCCCGTATACAGCTACTTTGTCTTATTAGATTATCAGAAATCCGTAAAATCTGTAAAGTATTTAAGATTTCCGTAGT